TTACGCCACTTGGAGTATATCCGTGGTTAGGATTTCCATATACCGTTTGCTCACCTCCTGTCGGATAATCATTTGTAATATCCCAATCAGCTGATCCCGTCCGGTACAATGCAAATGAAACTGTCTGCCCATTAAATATAAATGTTTGATCTGTTACCGCGCCTTCACTATAATTTTGAATATCTCCCCACTTAGTAATAGTTATATCATATCCGGTAAATTGGATTAAATTATCTCCTATAGTAGCTGCTAAACTTGCCGAAACAGAACTAGAAATTGCAATAGGAATATTTGACCCTGATGGAACTATAGTATATTCTTCTTCACCGATATCTTGTGTTGTATTCCATTTACTAATTAATGCCGGCTCTTCCAAAACTATCGTTGCAGACTGAACACCATCTTGTTCGTCGCCGGTTACTGTTGTTGGATCAAACTCGTCGCCTCCTGCAAATGTTAAATAACTACTACTAACAGCTGAAAATGAAGAAGATTCTATAGGCCAAGTTATGTCATATAAACGTTTGCGGTATTCTATATAACTAACACTTTCTCTCGTTTCAGAAGTAATGCTGCCAGTAATAGGTTGAAATAACGTTCCTGGCATACCACCATATTTTTCTGCAGAACTACGAGTTAAATATCCTACGAACTGTTTATCTAGATCTGATTCTAATTGCAATGTAATGACATCTAAATTTCCTTGATATACAAAAGATGACCCGGTAGGAATTATGCCAATTGGTAACAAAGATTCATATACAAAAGATGACCCGGTAGGAATTATACCAACTGGTAATAAGGATTCATATTGCGGCCTGCTAGCTGACAATATTGTAGTTTCATTTACATCTAATTCTGAATTATATACAATATCATTTCTCTGTATTCTTGGGAGAAACGAATCTTTATTTCTTTCTAAAATGTTAGGTTGAACTAGTAATCCAGTTATTTTATCAGCGCGAGCAGGTAGTAATTGATCTAATTGTTTAAAGAACGAAAGATCAAACAATGTAAATATTTTGATATATGCATTAAGATCATTTTTAGTATCATATTTTTTCCAATATCCTTGTGCGGCTTTAATTAGATCTGGATATGAACGTTCATGTTGTTGGCCAGGATCACCAATATAAGAATCTAATTCAGTAAATCCTAATTGCGCAATAATATCTTCATTAATCATTGTTTGCGGTGAATAATATACACCTAAACGATTTGAATCTAACGGAGCTTTATCGAATTGGCTTCTTTCCGCTCTAGTGTTAACATCTAATGTTCCAATAAGTTCATTATCTTCTAAACGAACTTTATTGTCATCAAATGTCCCAGCAGCTAAAGAAATTCCATCATAATAATATGTCTCTTCAATCGAATCATATGGTATGTTATTTGTCCACCCGACAAACGATCCACTAATTCCAGACGCATTTGGTTCAACACCTTGCAAACTACCAGTAGCAGTATGATTTATATTCTGTGTCAGTGGCAATCTAAATACCAATTCATCATATGCATCAACATTACCATCGTATGCTGCAGGTGCTTTTGTATGATTATTAAATGGTGAATCTTGTAAACTTGACGTCCATAATCTCAATTCTTGTAATTGTCCTTGAAGACGTGCGCCTCCCCCCGTTCCACCAAGTGTTACCGTTCCGGCTGATGCAAATGATGCTGTTGCTGAAGCAGAGACTGCTGCTACAATTTTTCCATATTTTGATTTTTTAGCAACAACTTCTAACGATGCATTACTCCCACTTCTTAATAATACATTCAACCATCCGCCATCAAACATTTCAATATCAGCTGAACTAGTACCGTTAATTTGAATGGTACCTAATGTACCTCTTGTAAAGTCTAAAGTAACATCATTTGAATCTACTGAAAATAAATTCATTGTGCTAGGCAATGCTGGATTATCAAGTACATTATCTGTTCGGAAACGAAGTTCTACCGACCTGATTGGTTGATCATAATCAACTGTTACTGTACCAGCAGTATTTGTAATCAAATCTAATGCATAATCAAAATTCAATTTTTCATAAACTGGTGGTCTGTCTAATCTAGGTCCACCATATTCATTAATTGATATCATGCTCTGCGGTATGCCATAACACGACAATAATGCTTTCACACTTCGTTTTGTTCCTTTTGACTTCAATAGTCCTGGCAAATTATTAACAATACGACGCCATACGTGGAATGTCATGTCCTTGCCTGGCAATGATGCATCGCCTACTGTATTAGAACCTGTAATAGGTATTCCTGCTTCATTTGTACCTAAAACATATTCCCATAACTCTTTATATTGATTCCCGTCAGTTAAAGACCAGCCAAATTGTTTTGCTACAGAATAAAGTAATTCATTTGGAACGCCATATTTAGGATGTTCGTCTCTTGAATATATTTTAGAAACATTGCGAATATATGTATAAATAATATCATAATGTTGTCCTAACATATGAATGAAAGTTTCTAAACCTTCATTGTCAGGATTGCTACGTAAATATAATGGAACACCATTAATTAAAGAATTATAATTTGCCCGATCATATAAATCAGCACTACTTAATAATGTCGAATACCATTCTTGTGCAATACTAGCAGTACTGCTGTATAATGTATGGGGTCTACTCGTTGTTGTCTTAGGCCATGGATCAATATAACTACCCGTCAAATATGAAACATTAGGATCTGCTAATGGTAGATCATATGTAAATGGTGTTGATGAAGATTCATAATAAAGAAATTTCTCAAATTCATCAAATCCACCAACTAATGTAGTTTTAAGATTTGTAAATTCCTCAATATTAGTAACAGCAGTACTACCTGATATAGAGCCTAACGTATTTAGTTGTGAATTGTAATATTCAATTAAATCTATTTTATATTTAAAGTTTTTAACACGTTCTGTAGCTGAACTATAAAATACAAAGTTATTAAAATCTGAATAATCAATATTCAAATCAATCCCAGAAAGACTGCCAGAAAATATTGAATCGACTAATTGTTGCGATGTTGAAACACTCGATCCTAATATATCATTCCAATTCTTCAGACCCGTATCTGTACTAGTACTAGCATGTTCAAAAGCGTCCCAATTTGGCCCAGATAATCTAGTTGTAGTTCCAACTAATCCTAATCCATCTGTACTAAGTGAAACTCGATCTATATATGCAGGACGATGTTCTTCAACTATCCAACATTTAAAATCCTTTTCAATATCATCTGCTAACGGCTCATATAGTTTTACATAAACATATTCTCCAATTACTACACTATTAGTAAATACTGCAGTTTGATTCCTGCTAAAATTTACTAGTAATGTACGATACGTGTCGCTTGTTGTTAATTGACCAACTGTATTTCCTACATCTTGTATGTAGCTAGTAATTTGATCTAAAAACTCCGAATCATCTGGATTAATTGCACGTAAACGTAATTCCGTACGATCAGGCGAAATTTCATCAATCTTAAGTTTTTGTGATTCATATGAACCAATAAGATTAGTAAAGAAATTTAATGCAATTCTATACTCACCTTGTTGTATGTTCAACTCATTAAATTGATCAAATAGATTTATTTGCCATGGTGTAGCTTGTAATCTAAATTCATCATTAGTTTCTGGATTAGTAAATGTAGTTTGAGTTTTTGGACGTATATCAACACGATGATTACCTGTTATCCATGTATCTCCTGAGTATACATGGAACTCTATACCATTTTTTGACGCATCTCCAGCCCAAATATTATTCTTCCATCTGTATTTATCAGGTGGAGATGAAAATAATGCAATTTCTTTATCTAAAAAACGCTGACCTTGAATTGCTCGGTTGGAGTCAAGAATTTTATCGATATTTTTAAACTTTGATATCATAATATTCTTAGGTTCCTGAATTTAAATAAGTATTAATTAGTTCTTTATATTGATTTTTCTTAACGGCAATCGCAGAAGCATAACCATTTCGAGCATTTTGTGCATTTTGTAACTCTTGATTAGCTTGATTAAATTGATTTTGAATCGGTACTCTCTCTTGTATTAACCTATTATAGAGTTCCGGATCTCCTGCTTGTGTAAACCCAAAAGTACGAGGCTGTGCTTGTTCTATTCGTCTATTAATAGAATTCAACGGTATTCTTCTTTGATCGAGTAATGTTTGAGCTCGTTCTGCTCGACCTTCAGCAGCGTCTAAATTACTTTTCAATTGAGCTAGCTCAGCATTTGCAGCTGATAAATATGGATCATTTATTGGAACATCATTTTGGGTTACATTAATTTGATACAAATCTGCAGTGACGTCAGCACCAGGAATTTGAATCGCAATTTGATTTTTCCCATTCCAGCTCTTACTTCTCTCAGAATTTTCTATCGTTTTAGTAGGAGTTGATTTATAACGCAATGTAACCTTAATATTGACTGTATTTAAGTTAGGCAATACATTGTTGTCTGTTTCTACAGCAACAGTTAAAGGCTGTCTTACTTTCACTATTCCATATCGATTATTTGATCTAGATTTAGGAGACCATCCTATGTCTTGCTGTACTCCTAAGTTATAAACAGCTGCAGATCTAACTCCTCTGTTATCCCATTTATATTCTGCATTTAATCTCCCCAATCCTGAGCCAGCATTATTATTTCCTAACCAAAATTTCCCTTCAGTGTTATACACTTTATTGTAAGATCCATCTTCTGCGTATGCGTTTGTTACAATACGAGAAGGTGTCATTTCTTCATCTACAGGTGTATTTTGCCATGGTTTAACTCCGTATTCGTTCCCGTATTGGCCGGCAAATGCATCTTGAGCACGCCACCCCTTGGCATGACGAAATGCCCGGCCGTTAAAATCTTTAAATTCATAATTAACTACTCCAGCGCCTCCTGTATTTCCTGCCCATATTCCAATACGGTTAAGACCAGTATTAAGATCAAACAAAGCAACCGGATAACGTTGCATTCCAGCTGCTAATCCACTATTAAATATGATATTTTCTTGGTTTATCCACGCATACCCAATATCGTCAACTAACAATCCAAATTCATATGGTGCAGGGTTGATTTCGTCAATTAAATCAAAATTAAACTCAACTACCGTATCTGTAATATTGTTATCTGTTAATTCTGCTAATCCTAATACGCCACCATCTTCAAATTTAGGGTCACTTAAATATGTTTTTGATTTTAAGTCTATTATGCCACTATATTTATCACGCCGTCTTAATTCACCCCTTTGATTGTTATACGTTAAATTATTTCCATCTGCATACCCATTACGGTTGAAATCATTAAATTGCGGAAATAATTCAGATTCTTTATCATCAGCTTTAGTTCTAAACAAGAATGGTTTTTCAAGCTTTTCTGCTAAAAATGTTAATGCAGGAAGATGTTTTTGTGGAAATCCTAACTGCGGTGAATCTGCAGCAATTTCATAATATGTTGAACCTTCTAAATAATATAGTTTATTTTCAACTTGAAGAACACGGCCGATATATAATAATCCACCTTCTGTAGGTATATCTGGTATATCTATTGACCCGGTCGGAACAACACGTGTTGTAAGTTTCGGCGGAAATTTAAAATATTTAAATTTGGTATCAAGTGCTCGATTAACTGAGTTGTTTGTATATACTCTGTCATTTAGCTCTATAGTAATAGATTCATTATATTTTGCTTGTTCTTCATCAGTGAGCGGCAGTACTGTACCGTTGATAACAACATTTCCAGCCAAATCGCGATTATTTACAAACGTAAGATTAGAAATATAATCTAATCCCTTTTGATCATAAATAATTTGACCTTCCGAACCTGCCAATTGTATGATGTTTGGTTGAGTTTCCAATATTTCGTCAACGATAGATTTATTTTGTTGTTTTCTCATTATCTAACTACTTTAAAATAATACTCATTGTCGATATACTGTTCTGTAAATCCCTCGACAATTTTCAACGCTATGCGATAATAACGTTCTGGCATCAACCCATTCATATCTAAATAAATAAAGTTGCTGGTGTTATCACAACTTACTTTAGTATAAATATCGTCGAATGGAATTATCGTTTCATCTGTAGCAGCATCAATAATTGAATAATATGTAGTTGTCGGTAAACGTTTAATTGTTTGTATTGGAAATAAATTTGTTGCAGATTTTTGTGGATATTTATCTCGTCCATAAAAGCGTATACGGGCGATTTCCGTGTCTTTATACGACTTTTTAATTTTTGGATAAATGATATTTGATTCTAAATCAACTTCATCTAACGCAGTAGAATACGCTGACTGATCCCAATACATTGTAAGTTTTGGGACATATATAGTATGAGTTTCTCTACTAAAAAATCTTACATACCCAGTAGTAGATCCAGACAATTCATCTGCATCAGAAAATTTAAGTAAAAATCCATTATTAGATATTTGAATTCCTCCCGAGCCACTAATCCATAATTTTACAGCATCAGTAACATCCATGTTAATATCAGTAGGACGATACGTGAATGATTCTTGTTCTTCTAGACCAGGCTGTGTATAAAAACTTTGATCATATCTAGTTAAATCATATACTCCCGATCCACTTTGGTATATCCAACTACCTCCCTGACTTCCAGTAATTTTTAACGACGGCGTAATATCACCTGACGTAGTCCATGTCGAGCCAGATCCAGGATATTGCCATGAAACCCCGTCTGTAACTGATGGCGATGAATTTTCAAATCCCGTGCCATTAATCCATGAGTCGTATGCAATCTTTGCTTCAACTGTATATTCAGATGAAAGTGTTTTTGCGTGAGATGTATATAATTGTAAAACAAATTTACATGAATCTAAATTTGCAGAATATTTTGATAATGTCGACTCAATTTCTGCTAGATCAAATTTAATAATAGATCGACTACGTACATAAGCATCCCCAGCAGTGTTGATACGTTTGCCTATTTCTAGAATTTCATCAATGCCAGTATTGAGTGTTGGTACTGATTCATATAACGTAGCATCTTTTTCTGCGTAAAATATTCTGAACATGAGTTATCCTTACTAGTTTATTTATAATAAATATTCCTTAGTAAGATACTATTCGTCCTTTGATGTCCTGGTTTGGGAATTTAACTTCAAAAATTGAAGGATCTAATGATGGATATACAATATTATTCTTTTCTGCTGTATTTAAATCATATATATTTCCAGAATAATTTTGTGTTGTGTCATATAAATTTGTAAATTGTACATCTAATACTGACTGAACTCCATCAACATTACCTAATGCATTCAATATTTCAGATTTGACAATTGGTTGATTAATTTGCCATCTTGAAATATCAAAATACCGTTTCAGCCTTTCAACACAACGAAGTAGAACATCATTACTATTATAATTTGCTCTAGCACTAATTTCAAAATTAACGCCAATATTAATAATGAATGCATTCTTTATGTTAACTGCGTCTGTTAAAATACGATAATTATCTAAGTATGTTTTTAAATTTTCTTTAATAGCATTATTTAAATTAACTAACTTTTTAGTTGCATCATATCCTAATACATAAAGGTTCATAGCTAATGGATTTGCAACACGCTTTTCTTCTAAATCATCTTGAGCTATTTGATCGTCAGGAACAATATATGCTTTTGCAATGCTACCGAATCGAGCTGGCATAGAATATGATCTAATAATATAATCTTCTCTTGTTACTAATCTATTTTGTGTCGCAAAATTAGCTAATGCATTATTTTTAATGTCTTCAATATTATCTGTTGCTTTTCCACCACGCGCTGGCTCTGGATTATTTGATGCAATTGAACTTTTAACAAAATTCAATACACCACCAGATATATCAGCATTTGGATCGTCATTATAATTTACTGAAGAAATTGATGTTAATGTGTTTGCTTCTACGTTATCAGAAAATCCCCCACCAACTGTATATGTAACTCTGAGAGATGTATTAGCAGGAGCTTGTCCATATGCTCTTGTATATAAAAAGTTTGATGGGTCTATATCAACGTCAATTGCTCGTCTTATATTTTGTAAACCATTTCCTACATTTGTGGGGTTCGGAACAATTTCTTCATCATTGCTGTCAGATACTCCAGCTCCAAATTGAAGTTCTGTTAAACGATCTTGCCTTAGTCGGGTAACAAATCGTTTAGACGTCTTTCTCATCTTTAAAAGATATGGAGCACTAGATCTGTATATATTTAAGTCAGGATCATTTTCTGCCAAATTTGGAACTTCTTCAAAAATAGTATCTTGAGCTAAAAAAGGAACATGATACCAATTATCTCCATCTGACTCTTCTACTGAAACAATGTCGATAACATTTGTATCTGGTAGTACTACTTTATCATATGGTACTGGTGTATTAAATTTAAATGTAGCCGTCTTCGTTGTTCCCGAAACACATCTTACTGTTTTCTTAGCTAAATAATATATTGGCGATTTGGTAACATCATTAGTTTCATATATTGTTATTTCAGTTGGATCAAATGAAGAAGAAAATCCAAAATCAATTGAATCTAATGTTCTAAAAGTAGAATCTCCCGATTCTTGTTTTATTTGCATTCCAGTACGTATAGATAATGCGTATCTAAAATCAGGTGCAACGTTATTCCCAGACCCTGAAGCCGGTAGTAATTGAAATACATCAATATTAGTAAATGCCGGTGTAGAAGCTTTTACATTATATCCTAAAGAACGAGCGATATCAAATACATTGCCTTCTTCTTGTGCATGCTGCAAAAATGACTCTTTTAAATTAGTATCTGTATAGTATGAAAGAACATCGCCTACATAGGATGCTAATTCTAAAAACAACATACCAGGAGAAGATTCATTAAAATCTCTATATGTATCAGGAAAATATTGTTTAGTAAAATCAATTAAGTTTTTTCTAAATTGACCAAAGTCTTTTCCTAAATATGTTACATCTTTTTTAAATTCAGTTGCCATTTTATTCCTCTGTTACTTCAAATTCGCCATTTTCATTTGCAAAAACTGCAATAGTTAATTCAGAACCTGTAGGTATTACTGTAAATGATATTGATACATTAACTTGATGTATCAAACCCGGGTTATTTTGTCCTGTTGTTACATCAATATTAGTAAGTTGTATATATGGTAACCAAAATGAAACTGCTTCGTTAATAGTATCTTGCATTGCTTGAGCTAATTCATCTGTATTTGGTTCGAATATTAAATTTAATAAACTAGATCCAAATGTTGGTAAATTATAACGTTCACCTTTACGAGTTAGCAACAAATTCTTAAGATTAGAAACTGCTTGTTCGTCTGTAGTAAATGAATTTGTGAATAGTTTGTCTTTAAAAAATTGTGTTTTAACCGCAATTGGAGAATCATCTCTACGAAAAGACTCTCTAGACTCTATTCTAAACCCCATTTACTTATCCTTTGCCTTTTTTCTTATCCATAGCTTTCATTAAAGCAGAATAATCACGAGTCATTGCCTTAGCAACAGCCCCATCTACTTTTAAATTTTTACCTGTTTCTGGATCTTCAATTACTGTAGGTGTTTGAATTCCCATCATTTGTGCTCGCATATTATTACGAACTGCACCAAAACTCTGAACGTCAGCTGACGTCATTGAAATATTTTCATTCATTGAAGCTCCATATGGGGACTGTTCTCGTAATGAATTTGTTTCATTAAGAATGTCTGAAAATTTATTCTTTTTAAACTCAATTTTATTTTTTATTGGTTTAGTAACTTGGTTTGGTGTTGTTACTGATTCTGTTATTGACAGTTCGCCAATTGTTGATTGTAACCCTTCTTGCAAGATTTCGGTAAGTTCTTCTTTAATGACAGAACGGACTTCTTCTCTTACTACTTTTTTTAAAACTTTAACTAATGTTTTCGAATCCATAGTTTCTTCTTTTTTAATAAATATTTACACTGTAATTTTATTCGAATTTAATTCCATCATCCCACGATGTTCTTGTAGGCTTTGGTCCATATATCAATTTATTTTGTAAATCGATATAATAATCACCAGGCTTTCCGAGGCTTGAATCAGGAACGCCATTGTCAGAAAATACTTTACTCGGAGCTTCTTCTATAGAAGTTAATAAATCTTGCTGTTGATTGAGTAACCCATCGAGTTGATTAATACCTAGATCACTTAAATTAATTTCACCATCTGCATCTGTACTCAAATTGTCAATATTAAATTCTATTCCCTTTTCATCACAAATAGGCGATAATTTACCAGCAATATCTAACAATGTTGGTTGAAGTCCCAATATTGCATTTTCAATTAATCCTGGAATATTTTGAAATTGTTTTACTGCAATCAATGCGTTTGCAATAGTCATATTTTGTACGATTGTTAATTCAGCTGCAATTACAGCCGGTGCAGTTACCGGATTAAGAAGTTGTGCAGCTTTAATAGCTTGAGCAACTCCAATCAATGTTCGTACTGTAGTTGCGACCCGTTGTATTATTGGTATTAAACTTCGAATTCTATTAATTAAGTTATTTAATTCTTCAAATGCTTCAATTGCAGCTTGAACCCTAGGGTCATCACAATCAACTCGATCAGGCAATGCCACACGTTCGATAGCATCGATTGCTTGTTCTTGCAAATTACCAATTTGATTGTTTATTAGTTCCATTATTTTAGTAACTGCTAGAGCTGGTATTGCTGGAATTTTATCTAATGGGGGACTTACTGGCATAACTTATTCCTTATCTATTTTAAATTTAGTACTTTTCATTGAATTTAATAAACTTTCTGCTGTAGCGAGAGCTCCCTCACCCGGTATTGGTGTAGAATATGCCCCTGCAGGCCCAATTACGCCTGCTCTTATTGCAGAAATAATTTGTTTTAATACTTGCTCTAATACCTCGCCTTTTACTAAAGGAGAAGTGGCTCCTTCACTACCTAATAATATTTCATCGGCATTCATTGATATTCGTTTAAATGCATCCAATACAATTGTTCCGGTTTTTGCTTGTAATACTATTTTATCAGCTGAACCGACTAATTGTGACCCACTAAAGCCATTTGATCGTGTTAATTCCTTAGAAAGTTGTATTGTTTTTATTTCCTGGCCAGGCGATGTTAAATATAGTGACGAATAATCATCATTAACGTTTTCTAATGTAAATTTTTTAGGTATACTGGGCTTTCTATTAGACAATATTATAATAGGACTACTAGCTCCTCCAGTTAATATAGAAGATTGGGGTTGACTATATTTACCTGTACCAACATGGGTACTGCCAAATCGAATAGAATTACCAAAACGACCTTCTATTAATAAATCACCTTCATATGGTTGTAAGAATGGAATATCACTTCTTTCTTGAAATGTATCACCTAACGCCGTTACTTGCGAAACATTTTCGTCTTGAGTAGATCTAGGAACAGATAAATCAATATCTGTTTTTTGTGTTGTTCTTTTTTTAGTTGTGCCTGGCAATGAATTGTGGTGAATTGACGATTGTAATGGCAATGTATTTAAATAGTACCAACGTAT